GCCCCCCGCCCGCGCCCGGCCGAATGACGCAACCGCCACAAGCTGCCCGTCGATGTGGAGTCCGTAGTACATCTGAGCCGTACCGGCCCCTTGGGTGTGCGTACGGTTGAGAAACTCCTTGGCCGGCGCGGCCTCCAGCGGCGCCCCCACCCCCTTGCGTGCGGAGAACCTCTGCCCGCACCCAAGTATGGCTTCCAGCCTAGCCAAGATCAGCGCCTTGCTGTCGTTCCACTCATCCTCAAAGACCTGTATCAGTTGTATGTCCTGCCGCGTAGCTTCTGCCCACTTTTCATAGTGGTACAGCCGGGCACGGGTACGCTCAGTGTGCCAGTGGAGGCCGTGCAATTCGACGCCAAACTTACGCTCGGGTAGATACACATCGATTTCACGCCCGGCAAGTAGCGGCACATTAGTCTGTACTTGGAACCCAAGCGCGGAGAAGAACTCAACAAGTTCTCGCTCCCACGCCGGGGTGTAGGCCCCGCACGATGGGCAACCGGAGCCTGTCATGTGTTTCCAAGCAGCTTGCTCAAACTCCCCATGAACGGCGCAGACGGCGCGTATCTTGTGTTTTGCGCCTAAATACTCCTGCTCCGGGTAGGTGTAGCGCCCGTCATGCATCAGCGTGCAGCGTTCAAAGAACGTAGCCGCCGTGTTAGCCACTTTAGAAGGGGCGCTAAGGTGCCGGTACTTTACGATGCGTTCCCGTTTGGCCTCGGCTTCGCACAGCCCGCACCCTTGCTTTCGGTAGTAGTGGTGGTTAGCCGATATCGTGAAGACGCCGTGCTCTGGGCATCGCACATTGATCTTGGCGTTCATTTTGACAAACACGGTGTCCGTGTAGTCGTACCGCCCCCCGTGTATTTCCGCCACTTTGCGCACGTAATCTTCAGCCGGCGTGGTACGGGTCTTCACCCGCTGCTCGGACCCGCACTGGGGGCACCCACGCAGCTTGCGGAACTGCGCGGAGTACTGTCGGAACTCTCCATGCTTGGGGCACACGACCCCCGTGATGGGTTTGAGCGCCCCGGTGTACACCGCTCGGGAGAAGTCGTAGCGGGCGAGAACTTCAGCAGGCAGTTGCGGCAGGGCGGGCATGGCGGCTCCTCATTCAGGAACCGCCAGTATAAGCCCCTCCGGGTGTTCTGGCAACGCCAGACGTAAAAAAGCCCGCCGAAGCGGGCTTCCAAGCGTAAGTGCTTGAGTTTTAAGACGAACCGGGCGACCCAAAAATGCCGAGCGGGTCGCTCACGCCGAAGCAGTACCGCTCACGAGCCTTGTAGCGCACGTTTCCGGTATCAAAATCGCCATCCATTCCGGTCTTCATCGGCGCGCGGACGAAGTGCTTCAGACCGTTGGGAACGTCGGTGGTCAGATACCAGCCGTTGGTGTCGGTCAGCCAATGGTTGACCGTGTAGCCTTCGGGGATCGAGCCGTTGTTCTTCAGCGCGTTGATGTCGTTGTCGGTGGTGCCGACACGCAGCGAGGTCTCCAGCAGGCGGGTAGCCACGAACTGAAGCGCCGGGGGCACGATCAGCTTGCGCGGTTTCGCCGCAATCAGGAGGCCACGCTCATCGGTCCAGCCAGCAATCTGAATGACCGCAGCTTCCAGCGAGGTCTCGTTCAGGTCCGCAGCAACCGACGGGCGGTTGGAGTTGGTCCCGCCCGACACCAGCGGGTGCGCCGTCGAGAACAGGGGCTGGCCGTCGCCGTAGGTCACAGCAGTGGAGAACCCGAAGTTCAGCACAGCCGCCGCCTTGACCTGCTTGGTGTAGGCCATCGCACGGGCCAGCGCCTTGGTGTAGCGCGCCGACAGGCTGTCGTACAGGTTGTCCTCGATCGCCTCTTCGGTGATCGAGAAGCCCAACGCGATCGTCTCATGGACGTAGCGCGCGGTCCACGCCTCTTGCGCGTTGTCGTACTGGATCGCAGTACCCTCGTCCTTCACAGGAGCCGCGCTGAAGCCGCTCAGCTTGGTCTCCTCTTCGAACGAACGCTCGGAGGTTTCGGTTTCGTAGATCTCCTTGTGCTCTTCGCCGTATCGGTTGTATTCCAAACCGAAGAGGGCGTTGAGACCGGGAAGGAGTTCCTTCAGTAGTTGGGCACGAGAAATTGCCATGTTGGTAACTCCTTAGATGCCGGTCGCGAACTCGTAGCCGTGGTAACCTTGGTTCCACTTCACGAGCACTTCGGGATAGCCAACGAAGGTCAGCGTAGCCGCCGACGAAACAGTGACCGACTTGGAGATCGTCACAGTGGTGCTGTTGACGTTGGTGATGGTGTTGAAGTCGCCGTTGCGGGCGTTCGTAACACCGGGGACGATCAGTTGCATGCCAGCTTGCAGACCGGTGACGGCAGCCGACAGCGTGATCGTCGTGGTCGAGATGGTGCCGGTCCCAGTCAGCGTGACCGCCGACTCAGGAACGATGCCCACGACACGGAACGGCCGAGCGGCAGCTTGCCGCACGTTGCCAGTGCCGTTGGTCGGCTGGTCCGCCGAGACGCCCATCGCCGAGTTGCCAGTCCGCGTGCTGCCGGCGGTGCCGGTCACGCAGTACATGTTGGAACCGACGAAGTTCTCGTTGACGTAGCCGACGGTCGTCGCAGTGTTCGACAGACCGGCGCTGGGCTGGCCGATGACCGCCGCGCGCAGCAGGGCGCGGGGATCATCAACGACGTAGGCCATCGCATCGTCAGCCGCCGTGCTGGCAGGCCAGTACTGCGAGAAGATCTTCTGGCCGGTAGCCGGGTTGGTGTACGAGCAGCCCACGAAAACACCCAGCTGCCCCGCGCGAGCGGTGCCGGCAGTCGCCGTGGTCATGCCAGTGATGGTAACGACGCCCGCCGCAAGCTCGACCAGATCACCGTTGAAGATGCTGGTGCCATAGGCGTAGCCGATCGGAATCTGACGGGTCGCGCCAGCATACGGGAGACCCGATAGCTGGTTGACCGCCCGAAAACCGTAGGCAGCGTCAACAAAAGGGTATGCCATTTGTGACTCCTAGAAGTTACGATCCGCGTCCGAACGACACCGTCGACTTCTTCTCCGAGAAGAGAGGCATCCGGTTGTCATTCTCGCGCATGAAGTTGCGATCCACAGAATCCGCTTCGGCCTTGGCACGATCAGTGTAGTACTGATCCCGCGCACGAGCACGTTCGGTCGGAATCTTGCACAGCATCAGACCGCCGATTTCGATGTTCCCGTTCGCGTTGACCGCGCCGGGCACCAAGATCTCGGGGTGGTCCTCCGCCTTCACCGGTTCCCACCCATCACGGAACTTCTGGCTGATGTTGCCGGGAAGGGCCTGACCAAGCACATGAGTTGCGATGTACCGAAACTCATAGCCCGGGACGGGAGTAGGTTCAGGAAGGGAAGACGGCGGCTTGTACTGATACCGCACGGTTTTTTCTCGCGTGACTTGTTCACGGGCGACTCGTTGCTCAGCCATTTGCTCTCTCCAGTTTGAGGACTTCCGCTGCGTACTGTTGCGGGGTAAGACCGTACTTCTTCGCCAACGCAAGCTGCGTGGGCGTCAACTGAATCTTTCTAGCTCCAGTTGTGCGCGTACTAGGCGCAACAACAGGCGCCGAACGAGTGCTAGGCTGTGCAGCCGGAGCCGGGGAGGGCGTCTCACCGAAGAAGTCGGGAAACGTCTTGCGAAGGCGAGCGTCAACTTGCTCGAAATAGCCGTCAGTGCGAGGGTCGAAGCCTTCCTTGACGAGCCGACGGTGCAGCCCGAGAGAGAAAAGCGTCATCTCCTCGTGCTCCGGGTTGCCAAACCACTGGTTACGTTGCTGCCAGCGCAGGGTCCGCTCATCAAGCGGAGGCGGCGACTCGGATTGCTGCTGTTGTACCACAGGTTCCGGCTCCTGTAAAGGGGCCGGTTTGAAGCTCTTGGCTTGTTGCTGCTGGAGCTTGGCTTCTGCCAACTCTTCCTGCGCCGCGACGATCGCATCGGTGTCGAAGGCATCGTGCGCTTCTTTCAGCTTGCGCTTGGCTGCCTCCACGGCGCTATCGGCCGCGCTGACTGCAGACTCTGCGAGGCGCTGCGCGCCGACCGCGAACTGCGCGCGCAGTCGCTTGTTTTCCTCTGCAATCGCAGAGGCCATGCGCTCAAGCTCTTGCTTCTCGCGTGCCAGCGCTTCTTTTGCCCGCCGCTCGTCGTGCCGTGCGTGCGTAAGCTCCTTGATGCGCTTCTGCACGCCTTCGGAGTACGCAGCAAGCTCGTCTTCCGAAGGCTCCTCTACGGGGCGCTCCAACGGCTTGCGATTGCGGTCCGCTTCCGGCGTATCGTCAACGATCTCGATCTCGACGTCGTCGGTCGTCCCCGAGGCAGCGGCAGCTACCGGCTTGCCCGTCGGCTTCAGGTCTTCCATGATCTCTTCGTATGCCATCTCAGTCTCCTCAAGCAGCGCGGGTAATGCCGCGCGGGTCGTCAACCACCGCGTCGATCTGGTCGTCGTTCAGAAGCCTGAACTCCTTGCCGTAGATCTTGAACCGCGTTCCAGAGTAGGTGCGTACCAGCACGAAGTCGCCCTGTTTGCACCACGGGCCAGACGGGAACTTGGCGGTGTCTTTGTACGCCTCCGGACCTACAGCGACAACGAACAGCACGGTAGTGGCGTGCTCTTCTTGCTTCATGTACGCGTCTGCTTTGATAATTCGAGAGTTCTCGAATGTATCCGCAATTTCTGGCACGGCGCACAGAATTTTCCAGCCTGTCGGTTTGGGCAGCTGTTTGCCCTTTTCTTCAGGTGTTGCGTCAGGCGGGGGGGCTTCCAGTGGTTGGATAGTAACCGGTTCAATCGTCATCGTTGACAGCCTTATCACGCAGAGCCAGTAAGTGAGACTCTGCGATGGCTAGGCCCCGAATCACCCCGCAGAGTTTCTGGTACTCGTCAAAAGATTTGCACACGCCGTTTGCCAGATCATCGGCGTAGTTGTTCATGTCCTTACGTATCTGCGTACGAACAGCTTCCGCAAACTGAGCAATCATTTAGCCCCCCTTCGGTTGTTTCGACTTGGCGATGTCGATGCCCATCTTCATGCCTTCACGCTCTTGATCGGCAGACAGTTTCGCACGCTTTTCTTGGATGTTGGCGCCGAGCTTGGTGGCCTCAAGCTGCAGCCGGCCTGAAACTTCCTCTCGCCGCAGATCGAGTTCGTCGACCTTCGCCGCAGCTTCGGCGGCTTGTTTCTGCGCTTTAAGCCGCAGTTCCGCTTGTTTGAGTTGAAGCTCCATCTGCTGAAGCTGCAGCACTGGGTCTTGTGCCGCTTGCTGCGCTTGCTGCTGAGCCATGATAGCTTGGCTGTTCTGCAGCACCTGCTGGGCCGCCTGCGCCAGCATGGGCGCCAGCGCCTGCTCCAGCTGCGGGCTCACGGGCTCGCCGGGCTCCGGCAGCGTCATGCCGAGGCGTTGCTCGATCTTGACGCGGTAGGCGAAGCCAAGGTGCTCCGCGATGTGCGCGTGCAGCGCGGCCGAGATCATCTGCGCTTGTGGGTTCTGCCCCAGCGTCTGCGCCATCAGCGGGTCGTTGAGCATCGCCATGTGCACGGCGAGGTGCGCTTCATGCTCTTGGTGGATGAACGCCTTGACGGGTTTGCCCTTGAGCACGTTCATGTTCTCGCTGACCGGGTCGATCGGCTTCATGTCCTCCGGCAGCGGGAGGATCTTCTCGACGTTCTTGATCCCCAGCACCTCCAGCATGCCCCTGTGCAGGTACGGCAGGTCGTATAGCTGCGGGGCGCCTTGAGCAAGCTGCAGGGCGGCTTGGTACTGCACCACGCGCTGTGCGAGCGTGGAGGCGTTCGGGTCGCTGACGGGGATGACCTCGACCGTGCTGAAGTCCGCGCGGCGTGCGCGGGGGCGGTCGGTGTCCGGGTCGGGCTCGTAGGTGTAGTCCTCGTTGGTGAAGTCGCGGATGATGTCCTTGAGCAGCCCAAGCTCTTGCTTGAGCGAGTTGTGCACGCGGCCCTGCACAGCCGTCATGACCTTCAGCTGGCGCTCCAGCAGCGCCAGCATGGTGCCTACGGGGGCCTGCGCGCTCATGTCCGACACCTTCATGTCGGCGGTCGCGGCGAAGCGTCTGCCTTCCTCGACGATCGAGTTGAGCAGGTTGAACAGGGTGGCGCTGGGCTCCTTGTAGGGCAGCGGCAGGATGTTGTCCCGCAGCACGCCCGAGCCTACGTCTGCGTCGCGGAACTCGCCCGGGGCGATCGGCGTGTCGTCGCCTTTGATGCGCAGCCCTCGGGATTTCAGCCCGCCCGGCAGGTTTGCGAGCGTGCCTGCGTCCACAAGCTGGCGCAGGATCGATGTAGACCCCCGCGCGAAGTTTCCGATGAGGTGGAACAACCCCATGCCGTAGGGGCCGTAGCCGGGGATGTAGTTGTACTGGACGAAATGCTGCCGCTTGAGCTTGAGCGGGTCGTCTTCGTGCCAGTTGCGTCGGATCGACAGGCACACGTTTGTGCCTGCAAGCATGGTGACGACATAGGGCAACATGATGCCCGTGGGTTCACCATTTTTGTCGGTGTCTTCAAAGCCCGGGATATCAAGCTCGACGCATGCTTCGTAGAGCAGATAGTGGTCGTCGTTCTGACTTTGAAAACCAGTCTCGTTGTCCTTGGCCTTCTGAATGTCCGTCTCTTGCCGGGACGGCTCGCCGATGTCGACATCCGTATAGAAGCCTTGATACTGCAGCTTCAGAATGTCGTTCTTGGTTTTAGGCAGCTGCTGCGTTACACGGTACGAGGTGCGTGCGTCTGCGACGCCGTAGGGCAGGATGATTTCCTCTGCCGGCACGAACACCGAAGTCTGGCGCCCAAGGCTCGGGTCGTAGTAGACCTTCTTGAAGCCGCAGCCGGCGCTGGGCAAGTTCCACAGCAGCTTTTCGTGCTCCGGCCTGAACTCCGGCATACGTTCGGTAAGCTGGTAGTTCATCTCAGCCGCCACGCGTGTGGAGG